TCGATGCTCGACCGCTTCCTCGTCGAGATGACTGAGATCAGTAACTTCCAGACCGTCAGCGAATCGACCATGAGCACCCACAGGTTCCACCTGTTTGAGCTCTCCGCGATCCAGCGTCCCTACAACGACGTGGAGACTAGCCTTCAGGAGCGGAACTTGCACGAGTTCCGTTTCCCTGTGGCTAAACTCTCGGAGAACTTCTCGCAAATGATGTACAGTGCAGAGTTGGTGCGGCTGGCGAAGGCATACGGCGGTGACGCCGAATACTTCAATAGCTACATCGCAGATCTGAAGGGGTTGGCTGTAACTATCATGAAATTCAATGAGTTTGCGAAGGATGTGTACGCTAACATCTTAAATAGTATTAAACTAATCAACTCGAACGGAAATTAGTTGCAATGAAAAAGAATTCGGACCAAAAACTGAAGGTCAGCGCAAGCGCCGTCAAGGCCTTGGAGTCGCTCTCGAAGAGCAACAACAAGCTTTTGACCGCGCAGGACGGTATCCCTGATATCATGCTCAACGCCGGTTCCAAGACCGAGCGGCTGGGCAAGAACCTCAACTCCGTCATCGCCAGAGCCTATAACAACTTCGTGGGACTGGGACAGGACGTCAACGCCCATGAGGTGAACCAACTGCTGGCGCTCTCGAAACGTAAGGGCGACAAGCGTTCCACCAACGTGAAGAAGCAGCTGGAGGATTTCAAGAAATCCGTCGGCACCAACGACCAAGCCGCGATGCTCGTGCAGCAACGCAAGACCTACAAGGCTAGTCTCTACAGCTCTTACGACCTCATCCTCAACATCATCCCCAAGATGAAGCTGGCAGTCAACACGATCGCCAACAGCATCATCTCTCCGGACGACTTCAGCAAGCACAGCTTCGCCTCGATGTTCAACGAGACCCGGATGAGCAAGGAGAACATCGATGTGACCAAGGAGCGGGTCAAGGATCTGCTCAAGAAGCACAAGATCGAGGACGAGCTGAAGGCCGATGTGGTTGACGCACTCGTCAAGGGCGAGAAGTTCTTCGCCGTCCTTTCCATGAACGACGAGATCAAGTCGCTCCTGAAGGAGAATGCCGACACCGAGAAGGATGGTGGCTACGAGACCCTCAAGGGTTCCTGCGGCTCCATGCTCAACGAGGCGGCAATGCATCGCGACGAGGGCTACATGGTCGAGGAAGGCCTCGCCCTCTTCAGCGAGAGCAAGGACGAGAAAGATCAGACCAAGGTCGCCGAGAAGCGCAAGAAGTTCGTGGACGACCTCGACGAGTTCCTGCACGAGAACCTGATCATCGGCGACAGCAAGAACTTCCTCGCAGAGCATCTGGAGCAGGAAACCGAACTCAACGAGAGCGCGATCTTCCAGCGCTACAGCCAGAACGCAAATGACACGCCAGAGAAGACGGATACTACTTCCGGCCTCGACGGTCTGCGTCTCAGCACCGACAGCGCAGTGCTGAAGCGTCTGGATGCCGACAACGTGGTCAAACTGGAGTACGATGGTCGTACCTACGGCTATATCTACCTCGATGTGGTCAAGTCAGACAAGAACGACAAGACCACCAAGCCGGGTGCCGCAAGCAGCTCCGGTGGCATGATGGCGGGTAACTCCAACAGCGTGACCTCGTCGATTCAGGGTGTCCTGTACTCGGCCAACGATGTCGATCGCGGCATCAACAATACCGGTCAAAAATCCGGTCAGGTTCTGAACGATCCGAAGCTGGCGTTCATCGCCGATGCCTTCGTGAATCGTCTGAGCCAGAAGGAAAACATCCGTCTGATCCGGAAGAACGAGCAGCTGAAATACATGATCTACCATTCGCTGATCACGAAGCGGATCACGAAGGACGAGAAGATGCGCATCATCTTCTTCTCGGCGAATGAAGTCGTTCACATCGACCGCAAAGAATCGATCTTCGACAACATTCTCTTCTTCGCGAAGATGTACATCGCGACCCTGATCACCATTCTGATGCAGAACATCGTACGCGGCGCAGACAAGCGCGCCTACTACATCGACATCGGCTTGGAGAACGACGCCGCCAACGCGGTGAACGACGTGATCCGGAGCGTGAAGGCCAAGGACATCGCTAACCTCCACAACATGGACATCGGTTCCGTGCTGAACGTCCTCGGCGAGTTCAACGACTACTACATGCCGACCATCGACGGCGAGAAGCCTATCACGATGGAGACGATCGAGGGTCTGAGCAACGTATCGCTCGACAACGATTTCCTCAACTGGCTGTCCAACAATATCTTCTCCGGTATCGGTCTGCCATCGGCGTACCTGACCGAAGTCGAGAACGTGGACTTCGCCAAGACGCTGGGTATGCAGTCGGCACGCTTCATCCGCGACATCATCGCGGAGCAGATCATCTTCGGCAAGGGCTACTCCGAGTTGCTGCAGAAGCTGTACCTGATCGAGCACGGCGACCCTCGCAAGAAGGCCGCTGCTGCCAAGTCGGACGGCTCGACCCCGGAAGATGGAAAGAAGAGCAAGGAGAAAGACGACGATGTGCTGTTGGACATTGAGTCCCTCTGCGTCAAGTTCCCCTCCCCGGTCAGTCTCAACATGACCAACCTGAACGACCAGCTGAACAACCTCAACATGCTCGTCGAGACCCTCGGCGACATCATCGATGTACCGGAGGCCGACAAGGCCATCGGTCAGACCGCATTCAAGCGAGAAATGTACAAGAAATTCTTGTCCAACCTCGACTGGGAAGCGGTGGAGGAGATCATGAAGAAGGTCCAGCAGGAGGTGATCAAATCTAAGCTGAATCCGGCTAATGCCCCGGCAGATGCAGCTCCACCTGCGGGAGCGGACGACGGCAGCGAAGACGACGCACCATAAGAAGTAATGTAAACCCCCATAGACCGATTAAGGTCTATGGGGATTCTTACACAAGCTTACGTCCATCGTCAGCATTTTTAGCGCGGAGGCTACAGGTCGATGCGCAAGGCTTCCTCTAAGGAGCAACAGGTTGGGCGCAGACGCTGCGAGTCCACCGCGACAGGGACTATAGGTATGTTAGGAACTGAAACTGAAGAGCCAATAGACCCCGGAGGATCTATTGGCTTTCAGTCCGATTAGGCCGAAGGGACCGAGGTTGCTACCTCGCTCATGTTCAGGTAATCGTTCTCGTTGTAGAACTTGTAGGTGGACGACTGCGACATCTGGGAAGCTGCGAATTTCTCCACAGCGCCGCCGATGTTCATGTAACCCTTGAAGTCCTGCGTCGGCTCGGCGAACTCATGCGAACCCGATTCGAAGTTGAAGTGGTCCAGGATGATCTTCGTCGGCATGACGTTGGTGTACAGCGCAGCGAACTCGATGTTCGAGCCGTCCGGGCCGTTGCCGAAGTTGTCGGCGTCGGGACGCGTGACAACGTACAGCAGAATGCCGGTGTGGTTCGACGAGTGGTACGCCAGACCCGATTTCTTCGGATAGGTAGCGATACCCGTCTTCGGATCACGGATGCCGGAAACCCACTCGTTGTAGTACTTGGTCTCAGGCGAGCCGGACTTTTCCTGATACTTCAGGGAGAAGCCTTCGGCCTTCTGGACGGTACCCTTCGCGTGCGAGGTCTCGTTGTTGGTGAAGCCCGACGTGATAGCGCCGGTATCCATCGTCATGTCGCTCAGGCCCGACAGAGCCTTGAAGTTGCGCTCGGACAGCTGCTTGAACTCGCGGCCCTCGTCGGTGCCGATCCATTTAGGGACTTTGATCCACTTGATGAATGCGTAACCGGAGACGTACGGGTCTTTGGTGTTTTCGCCGGTGGCGACGTAGCCGTTGAAGAACGACGCCAGACCGGGATCGACCTTGTGGCTGGTGAGCGAGGTGTCGCGCACCATGTTATCGTTTGCCATTTCGATGACCTTTCTGCTGATTAGCGGTTGATGATGAAGTCGGCGAAGATCCGCTCGATCAGACCGTTGAAGGTCAGCTCAACCTGCACACGCACGATCTTTTGCTGCTTATCGTAGTCGGATGCGTAAACGGTCGCCTTGATGGTCGAGCAAGCACGGTTGCTCACCCACTTCTTCAGGTAACTGTTCAGGTTGTAGGACATCGCCTCGTGGGTGATGTCATCGTTGAACTCGTCGCGGTATTCGTCGACGAGTTGCTCGACGTCACGCTTGATACGGAACAGCGCACGAACGTTGTTCAGGTTCGACAGGGCCGAGTTGACGGTCTGCGAGGTCAGCTGGGTACCGAGATTGACGCGTTTAGGGTCTTTCTCGATGTAGTTGATCTGCTTCTTGTACAGGGTCTCTTTCCATGCCTCGTTCGGGAAGAAGTTGATGGCTTCGTAGCCCGAGATCACGCCGCGACGTGGACCTGCGAAGGACCAGTGTACGCCGAACTTGTCGTCGTGCGGGGCGATCTTCTTCGCGAGGAAGTAAGGCGTGGTGACCTTGACGTTCTGGCCGGTGTACTCGTCGTAGACCACGAAGTCCTGTGCGAAGATCGCGGTGGCGAACGAGGACATACCGATCGAGTTGGTGCGGAAGTCCACGGTCTGCTGCTCATTGGCTTGGAAGCCGCAGTCCAGCAGTGCCACGCAGTCGCCACGGATGTCCGTAGCCATCTGCGACATGGCGTTCTTCACGGCGGCGCTGTTGTTGCCGTCCAGCATCAGGTCGAACAGGTATTGCTTCTTGTCGGTCGCGTTGGAGTCCAGCTGGCCGGTGTAGGCTTTGATCAGCAGGGAGTCTTCCGAGTTGCCACCGGTCCAGGTACCTTCCGAGCCGCCCGAGATGTGATTCACGGTCTTCAGGTCAGCGGCGGTGTCGTCGGTGACTTGGTTATCGGCCAGACCAGCGGTCAGCGGAGTCGCGAACTTGACAGCTTGGTGGATACCTTGTGCGACGGACACGCCGTTACGCTCGGCACCGAAGAAGATGTCCAGATGCAGCGGGTTCACAGTATCCGTAGGATTGATGAACTCGCGGATGGTATCGATCAGATCCTTGCGGTCGAGGACGCGGAAGGTAGTCGAGTACTTGTTGACCACGTTGGCCCAGTACATGGATTCGCGGTTGCGGTCCTTGGCGGTAGGCTCGAACGAAACGGTGTATGGACCATCGATGATGGTGTCCACGCCGACCGTGTTCTTCGCGGCGATCTCGAAGGTGTACGTACGGAAGTCGTAGGTACCGTCCAGCGAGTCCAGCAGCGAGATGCGGAAGCCCAGATCTTCGTAGGCTTTGCCGCGACCGACAGGCATCAGGACGCCCAGCGGGTAGGACACGAAGGTGGCATCGGTCACCGGGTCAGCGCCCAGCAGGGTCTGCATCGCGGCGACGGAGGTCGCGCCCGGTACAGTCGTCAGCGTTGGCTTGACGATGTTGGTCAGGCCATCCTGACCGCAAGCGACGCTCAGCATCGCGTTGGCGTACAGGCCGTCTTCCGGCAGAATGCGGATGAAGTAGGCTTCGCCGCCAGCTTTCAGATGCTCGAACACGTTGTAGAGCGTCTGGCCGGTTTCCGACATATCGGGTTCACCGAAGTAGAACTTCGCCTCGCCGACGGAGGTCAGGCGCACCAGTTTGTTGTCTGGGCCTTTGGTTGCTTTACCGCATGCAAACAGGACGGTCGAGCCCTCAGCCGTCTGGAAGACGAAGGAGTTGTCGATGATCCTGGAATGCACTGAAGGGTGGAGATATTCAGGCATGTTTCTTTCCTTAGAGAAAGTGGTTATTGACTTCCAAAAGTCGGTGTTACGATAAACTTTGGAATGCGATCTAATCTACTGTTTGGCAGTAAGACGTACTATTCGATTGCTTTTCAGACCCGCCGCGACAGCGAAGGCTCTGGTTCAAATACGCAATCGGGAATCCCCCGTAGATCACGCGAATTTCGGATGATTCCTCAAGAACTCCTCCTGATGACGCAGTTTCGCCTCATTCTGCTGAATGGTGTGCTCGTAGCTCTTCCGAAGAGCGTATTGAGTCATAAGCAGTGAATCGACGCCACTGATCTTGGACCGGATGGAGTCCTGCTGATGAGCATCCGATGCACGGTGGAGTTCCGTCTGTAACTGTTGCTTTTGCTGATTGAGTTCTCTGATGTGCTGGACCACATGGTCCATGCCCTGACGAGTCTTATCCAGCGTCTGCCGCATATCCTCCGGGGAGAATTCGTTGAGCAGACATTCCATGAAAAACTGTACTGAAGTCATGGCGGTTTCCCAAGTAGTTTGGTTCTAAGAAGTTGTTACTGAAAGGATTGGACTTACCCCGATGAAGGGTAAGTCCAATTTCCTAGTAGCGCAGGATCTGCTCGACTGGCGAGAGGATCTGGTTCTTCTTACCCCGCGTCATTGTAACCGATGCTTGCAGGGATTTGTTCATATCCTCGAAGGCCACGGCGTTGAACACCGAGGTCACGCGGGACACGTTCTTGATGCTCACCAGAGAGAAATCCTCCGGCTTCACGCTCGGATCCACCAGTGCCATGCGGAGTGGTAGGGTCTCGTCCTTGTCCCAGCGCACCAGCTCTGCAGTCAGTGCTTCCAGCACGGCTGGCTGAGAGGCGATCCGAGTGTCATTCATGGCAGCGTTCTGTTGGAAGAGCTTGATCAGGTCTTCCGGGTTGCTGACGTTGATCTTCGATGCCAGCAGGTAGTTCAGGAACTTGTTGACGGTATCAACGCGCTTGAAGTACTGCGTGTTCTCGATGATGATGTCTCCGGCCTCGAACTCGATGTAGTGGTTCTTCGAGTCGGTGTCGATGTTGAAGGCTGAGATCTTCACGATGATTGGCAGGTTGACTTGGATGTCCTTGTAGCCACCGTCCTTGCCAGCAGGAACGCGGAAGATGAAGAAGCCAAGCATATGGATATCGGTATCGATAACCTCTGCCAGATTGTTGGTGAACATGTCCTTCGAGATCACCACCTGCAGGTTCTGCTTGGCAATGACTTGGTTGTTCTTTTGTT